CGTATATCGCTAAGATACTGGCAAGGCGACAGCGGCAGCGAGAACCGTTACAGACACAACCGCAACAAATGCGACAGCAAACTAAGCGACGTCAATTATCCTACAGAATTGACGTTAAGGACACATCTAATGGTATTAGCGAGGATGGTTTGCTTAGAGCCATTCGCAATGAGAACTGGGACCACGCACATGAGTTAGCTCAATACCCTATCACAGTTATGCCTAGTGAAGCAGCAGTACCCATAGAAGGCGGTGGTATATTGAGACTTAGATTATACGGCAATAGACATGTCAATATTATGCTGTATGGCGCCAGAGGAAGTATTAAACTAGCAATTGATTTGCCCATAGACGTAATGCAGGAGATGATTCAGATTCTACAAGAACAAGAGAGGTTCTAATGCATCAACTTACAACTATTCTAAATGGCATTTGTATCGAAGAGACTCGTTTCAGTCAGTCTGTAGCTATTAGTAATCTTCTTCGAGAAGCCAAATGGCGCGTAGAGGTTGCTATTGCATTAGCCTATGACGAACAAGCTGCCATAGACTGGCGACAAGAAAAAATGGATCAAAGATTACCATAAAAAAAGGAATTAGTAAACAGCGAGCTGGCTTTAAAGCCTATTTCCGCCATCGACTCCGGCGCGCCGGTTTATCAATCACCCACTTGCCGCCGGAGTCAGTATAATCCCTGCCCCATTCACCCGTCAGCGCAGATTGCAACTCTTCTATATCTACCTCTCCACTAGTTGGCATAGCATACGTCATGGCCAATGCATCTCCACTATCGGGACTGCGCCCAATTCGCTTACGTAATTGGTCCTTATCTTCAATCAAAATCCGACTAAACTGGTCATAGCCCACACGTATCGCGGCCAGATCACCATGCAATAACGCATTGTTGGGGATACCAATCTTGCCAGTCCGTAATGCTTCACGTAAACGCCAATAAAACTCAGCGCGCTGATTAGCAAAGCGCTTTTTCTGTCGCGCCTGTCTGCCCCAATTAATATCAGTAACTGGTAATCCAAACGCCCGCGCTTGATCATAAACACCCGCGCCAATTCCCGCGGCATCTACATATACCTTAATTGCGTCTAACTGAACTGCCTCATCACGTAACCAAGCCGCTAACTGCATTGAGTTCTGGTCACGTTTATCTTTGAGCCACAGCACTTTCTCGCCAGCCCGAGCACACATTACTGACTCATCTGAACCATAGCGAGCTGGATCCAAAGCGATGATTACCTCGCCAGATTGCATAGCTTCTCGTCTAACCGCATCGTCAATCCAAGAAATTCTAATCAGTTGAAAATCGGACTGTTCCGGTGCGCGCCCTAAAACCTTAGCTTCAAAAATTGGCATTGGTCGAAACCAACTACCATTCCATTCAATCGCGCCACCCATGCCAGACTCACATGGCGTACACCATTCCTTGATTCGATCATTAACCCAATCCCACGATACTGCGCCCGGCACAACTTCGCGCCGTTCAGTAACATTAGGATGTTCCAGACATGAAATTTGGATATGATGCCAACTGTCAGATTTACAGGCATCCCAGAACGGTCCAGACTGTTCGATGGGGTTACCAATTGTCAAAATCCGGTTGTTATTAGATACTGCCAGTGATTCTATGGCATCCCATAAGATTTTAGGAATACCTGCCGCCTCATCCATAATAACTAACAGATTTTCAGCATGATAACCTTGTAAGCTGACAACGTCCTCTTGAGTCTGTTTGCGCGGCGATAGACCAATGGCAAACCGATCTGTGGCGACCTCCCAACGCGGGGTTTCAAAAACAACACCAGGTAAATGATTAGCTCGTGCATAGTGTCGAATATAACGCCATAAGATACCAGCTACCTGCGCAAATGTCGGCGCAATCGTAATAACCTTAGCATCCTGTTTGTAGTAAGATAACCACCAAGCGGTTAAAATTGCCGCAGCAACCGACTTACCAACACCATGTCCCGATTCTACCACTACACGCCGATGATATTTAAGTGAGCTAACCACCTCAGCTTGCCTGTCCCACAACTTTAACCCCAAATTATGCTCAGCAAAAATCACTGGATCAAGTGAATAGTCCTGCTCCTTTTCGACTAACGGTTCTACTGCTCCTCGCCAACCGGGAGTGTTTTTTATGATCTGTGCAAGTTGTTCGTCGGACAATTGCCTTGCGCCAGCCATGATTGCCTCAGAAATTGTACTACGTTTAGCCATTGCTAATCTCGGCGGCAATTAACATTCTGATGACAATATCTCGACGCTCAACAGGTAACATTGAAAGCAAACTGGAAACTTCTTCTGGAGTCTGTAGATTTAATTTCGGGATTGCCTTTTCTTGCAAATCGGAAGCCAGCGCTATATAACGCGCAATCGACATAGGGCTATCTAGCTCGACGTCCGGCATGGCTTCTTTAGCCATTTTACGTAGCTCTTCGCCAACCAAAAAATCCTGCTCACGACGCTCCATGTCTCGTTCAAGCCATTCTTCTTCCTTAGCTTGAATCTTAGCAATATCTCGCCGCGCGGCCCGTTCGCCCCATTTCCAATTATTACCATTTGTATAATACCCACTGTTCATAGTGTTCCGCCCAGACCAACGCCGCCAACCCTCTGATAACGAACGTTCGGCAGGCGGAATCTGCGCAAAGGCAAGGAACATTGCGTACGCATGATCTTCCTCACCAGCATCAGTAAGTTGCCGCCAAACATCACCTTCAGCAGGCAACTTCCAATCTTCCGGTGGAGGCCTAATGGATTTTGTGCGCGCCGTCATAATTAACTTTTTGTTCCCTAGAATCTAAAAATTAACGACGGTCTAGCTTGAATGATCGAGCTGCACTCATAATGCGAGCTTCAGTATCCGGCGCCAGTAATTCCCACTGCGCCATTACCCACACTACAAATTTTTCAACGTCGTTCTGAAAACGCGCTTGCTTCCAAATTGTCGGGATCAACCCAGCATCCCAAGCGATTCGGGCAATCGCGGCAATCTCGTCTTTGCCAACCAACCAAGCCAACATGCTAAGCCAATCAGTACCAAACTTACGTACTAGAACTGCGCCAATCAGCAAGCCAACCACAAAACAACCCAATAACCAATACCATTGAAATGTCATTTCTTTTCTCCTATAATTTAGTTTATTGCAACCATTTATCGATAGTCCCGGACGGGCTATCGCCCGCCGATAAGCCGCGTAAGAAAGGAAGAGAAGGGACTACCCCACTGCTCCTTTCCTTTTACTCGGCTTGTCGGCTTGACCGCTTCCTACTGTTGACTGGTGCCCAAACCTACTGCTAACTCGTTTACTAGTCCTTGGACCATTTCTTGCATCTCGGTGATGTTTTCCGGTGTTTCTCCAATTTGTTGCATTTGCTGCAATGACGACAATACACGTCGTAACAGCATAGCTGAAGCATCAACGTTACGTGGTGCGCGTTCGTTGGTTATGCCTTCTGGTGGCTCAGGAAATCTAGCCATTTGTCGTAAATGTCGCTCCAATTCGGCATCTGGTGTTAACAGATTGTTATTGACTAGCGTATTGATATAAGTAGAAATTTCAACTAAGTTCGGGATACCGGTATCTGATGGCACATACTGTGGTAAGCCTGTAATACCGGGAAATACATTATAGGCGAATAACCGCGGTATTGCATAGCGATTAATGACATCAGCAATACCGGTTAGCCAAGCTTGAACTGAAATACTAAACAAGTCACCTTGGTGTTTTGAAAGCGCATAACTACCTACTCGTTCCATACCAAGCATAATAAATTGGGCAAGAACCGTTAGTGTTTTTCTTTTATCGTAACGCTCAATTACCCCAGATACGTCATGTGATCGTGATGCATTAGCCGATAACAACTCTAATAATATGCCCTGACCTTCGGCGTTCATTTTTGGGTGTGGAATTACCACACCGGCTTGTTCATCATTTCTAAGGTTAGTTACAATATCTTTAGCGAGTTCAAAGTCTGAATTCGCTCCGCTTAACGTGGTACCGCCGCCAAGGTACATAACTGGAATACCAGCTAGATCGCGCTCGATACCAATGCCCTCAATCTCTTGTAAGTTTTTGGAGAAATAGTATGAAGTATACATAGTTCTAAGCATACTTTGGCCTTCAGGACCATTGCTAGGCGCTGGAGTGGTTCTGAATAACAGTAGCTTTTCAATCGGTATCTCATAAACTTTTGTACCCCATGTTTCTGGTTGCTGCTTTATACCCTGCACGCCCCCAGCATTATCCATAATCCATTCGTCACCATCAGCCAAGCTATCAGCTGGTCTAGGCGCCCATTTACGCCATCCAATCCGACCGTCGGTGTATTGTGACGGCGCAGGGTCTTTACAATAGTGTGGTGGATTAGCGCCGAGTCGCTTTTTGTAATTTAGCTCCAGTACGCTAAAGCCTTGCTCAAGTTCGGTCAATACAAAAGCCATTGTGTCTGACCACGAAAATGACATATCTTGGAAACAGGTATCTAGAAATTTAGCTGCTTCTAGATCAATTGGTTGCTCAGATGCTGGCTTTACACGCCATCGAGCTTGTTTGAGTGTATTTTCAATTGCGAAAAACACTGCGGCAATTGTTGGATCGTTTAGCCGCATTTCGTGATATAGAATCCTGCCAGGTCGTCCGCGTAGTTCCCGTAAGCGTTCTTCGTAAATTGAACCGCCCCATTTGCGTGTGCCTGTAACACCCATTTCGGTATATGGAGGTTGCTTTAGTCCGACGGGTTGGTTAGCTAAATTTTGCAATTCATTTTCTCGATACCGCCGATGCGCGTGTGGCGATGTTCTAATCGGATTAAGTTTGCCCTCTTCTTCAAGCCGTAGAAGAGTAGCGCGCGAATAACCGTATTGCTCAGTCGCTTCACTGGGTGATAAAAGTTTCATAATCTCTCCAATAAAAAATGCGCCAAGGTCACCCCATCATCCAGGTCCCCTCTGGCGCATTTTCAACATTATACCACACATTCATTGCAATGTCAAGTACAATGCCACACCAATTTTCAAATTACAACAAACTCGTGGTCAATTTGCACAAATTGGGTCTTGACAAGATAGTAGAAGTGTGATAGAATAAAACTATCCAAAGTAGTTAGATAGTTGTCTTGCCAGTCGTGTGAAAGGTAAATAAACATGAATATTTCTGAAGCACAAGCAGCCAGTCGATTCGCATTTCCTACTAAGCAAGAAAGTGGCACTGTCAAGCACAAAGTAATTGTGCCCGGTCATGATGGTCGGCGTTACACTGTTCTTCTACGTCCAATCGTGGGTGGTTACTCTGGCGAATGCCTGTTGGATGCAGGCACGCTAGGCACACCATCTGTTTGCCCAAATGCAAAAGGCAATAATAACGGCGCGTGTTATCATATTGGTGCAGCACTACTGGCAGTCGCGAGTCAAGCTGGTTATAAACTAGCATTCTGCCAGAATAAAGCCGCGGCTAAGCGATTGCGTAATTTGCATAATGGCATCGTGTTGCGGTATGCGCGGCATAATGGTAGTAAAGTCGAGTGGGCAGTAGTTTACAAGAAAGAAATTTCTAATGCTTAACCAATTTCAGCAAGCCGTAGTGGACGCTCATGCTATTGGTCCACAAGTTGTAGAAGCCTGTCCTGGTTCCGGCAAGACATTCACTGCTGAATCACTAGTCGCAGCTATCATTGAAAGCGGAGTTGATCCACTTCGGATTGGCGTGTTCACATTCTCGAACAAAGGCGCGTCCGAAATGCGCTGGCGAGTAGCGCGCAAGCTGTTCCCTGAAGCAACTCAGGACGAACTAGATTACTTCACAGGGCCATTCAAAACTGAACTAGATGACTCGCCAGCCGACATCCGTGTTTGGATAGAAGCTGATCCACGGCGCGTGTTCATTGTAAACTGGATTTGTACAATTCATGCGCTGTCTTACGATAAATATGTAAGAAGGCCTAACGAGTTCACTCGTGGGAGTATGTCAATATGCACAGGCATTGGCTGATTGTGGTGGCCCGGTCTGGTGCGCGTTAGTGGAATAACTATGAAATCGAAACCAGCTTGTTTATCCACGAATTAGAATTGGA